GTTTTGGAACGTCCGATTCCCTGCATTTCCTAAATCCAGGATCACCATACGTGGCCGCACTGGAACTGTACACGAAAGTCTTGACTCCGCACTCTATCAACTTGTCAAGCAACACAACCGTTGCAATCACATTGTTCTTGTAGTACTCTGACGGATTCTTCACAGACTCCGCCACTGAGGCACTGCCGGCGAAATGTATGCAACTTGTGATATCAAATCTCTTAATAATTTCTTCCAGTCTCTCTATCTCTTGTGGAAGGTTTATGTCAAATATTGGACCAAATTCTGCCGGTTTGAATTTTGTCTTGAGGTCTCGATCTATGACTATGGGTGTGAAGCCGTTTTTTGCTAGGAACTTGCAAGTGTGTGAGCCCACATAACCCGCACCGCCCGTGACCAATACGGCCTTGCTCAAACCTTTAATACTTGGATTCTGATACTGTGTTTCTGTAGTGTTGTCCATCTCTTCTCCATTGTTCACCCTTGCCTGTCATAATGTCTATCATCCTGTCTATGGTACCGTCGGTCCAATCAGAAATCTTACCTATACTAGGGGATGGTTTGCTTAATAATACTTCTAGTTTGTCCATTGCATCTTCCATTGACCACGGAACATACATTCTCGTGTGGTCGTTTGCAAACGTTTCCGGGAATGATCTGTATGCCGGAAACAGTGTGTTGCAACCCATTGCGTCTGCCTCACTCACTGTGTTGGAGACCCAATCCTGTAAAGCACAGTTGAACATGACCCTCGAATCAGCGAGTAGTTCGTAGTACTCGTTCTTCTTCAAGTTCTCATGTATGGTCAGTATGCCTTTTTTTGCAAGATATTTGGCTTCGTCTACGTAGAATTGATTGTTTGATCTCAAAGGACCACCTTGACATATCGCGAATTCAACGTCTGGGTGTTTCTCTTTGTATTTCAATGCCAGCGCCATGAAGAAATTTGGTTGTTTCTCTTGATCCCATCTCGCTCCAAATATAACTCTCTGTTTCCTTTCGATGAATGGTTTCCTGTCTGGTACCCTGCCTTGCACTTCTTCCTTGCCAAAACTCAAGCCCGATATGTTGTATATGGGTGCCGACCAGTTTGCTATTCTCATGTGTGCCACCATCTCTTCATTGGTTGCTAGTATTCTAACATTAGGTATTTCATTACACATCTGTTCATACATGCTCATCCACTTGCTCATGCCCCATACGTGTACGAAGTCATCTGGGTCTATGGCCTGTGCTAGGCATCTCAGATATATTGTAGGTCTGTGTTTCTCCTCAACCTGATGTAATATGTAAGGCAATGATTCCATGCCTGGTTGGAACATGTCCTCAAAGAATACTATATCATCTTTGGTCACCTCGCCATTACGCATCATCTGTACCAGGTTCATCATCTGGCTCATTCCAAAGTATGACCTTCCGTGTGCGTCAAGCACCTGTCCAACACTGATCGCTTTGGTGTCGTCTATTGTTGTACCTGGTACTACAACGTAATCAATTCCTCTTTTCTTGTATGCACGTTCAGTCCAGTCCTGTAGTTGTAAAGTGTATCTGCCTTCGTATGGCTCTAGGCCCATGTAAAATATTTTCATAGTATTAGTATAACAGATCTATTCCCACTTGTCATTAAAATCTTTGTATAAAGTGTATGCGGCTGTTAGTTCTTCTCCTTCCTTGATCGGTTTAGTTGTAATTAGGTATTTCACTGGTAGTTGGTGCCAAAAGCCTGCGACGTTCTTGCAGTTGGGATTGTCCGAATGATTGTAGAATGCACCCAAGGCCGTTCTTATACTGCCATGAGGAAAGTTTTTATTCAGCACATGTACAATTCCTAGCACTACATCTGCGTCAAAATCTTTGGTTGCGAATAAACCTAGACCTTGTACATCTGAGTCTTTTATAGTTACTCCGTCTGGTAGTGGTTTATACATTAACTTTTCCTTTTTGTTCTTTTATGCAGATACTCTGCTATTCTGTAAATCCTGTGCAACTGGTAAACACTTTGACCAGTGTCACGCCAATATTTTTTTGTCAATGGCTCTGCTATCCTTCTGATTGCTTTATTTTTTTTTGACTCTTTTACTCCCTGCTCGTACACTGCTCCGCCTGACTGTTTGGCTTCCAACCACCCGTGCTCGTGTGTCTTTCTTGAAGATGTCATCAAAGTTCTCCCGATATTTGTTGTTGCTAGGCCTGGATTTTCCATCCCAACTACCCGGCATTGTTTTTCAAGTATTCAATCATAGTGTCTACGTCCGACACTTCGAACGGGTCATTATCATCGCTGGCATTGTTCTTGCCAGGTTCTTCAAATACTTTAACAACCTCTCCGTTGTCCACAAGCATTGAATACCTCCAACTTCTCATTCCAAATCCTTGACCTGGCTTGTTAACAAGCATACCCATGCCTTGTGTGAACACTCCTTCTCCGTCCCCGATCGATTTAACTTTCTTTATGTTAGTGTCCTTGAACCAAGCGTTCATAACGAATGCATCGTTAACAGAGAGACAGTACACTTCATCTATACCCAGTGCCTTCAGCTCGTCGTATTTCTCTTCATAGCCGGGCATCTGTTGTGAACTACAGGTTGGGGTGAATGCTCCTGGCAGTGCGAACACAACGATTTTCTTGTCGTCAAATATCTCTGCTGTATCAACGTCCTTCCACTCGCCGCCTATAAATGTGCAACCGCCAACTTCGTCTGTGTCGCCTGTTCTTGTTTTAAAGTTTGTATATGGTACTCTCACTATTTCCTCTCCTTGATCAGTTTGATTTCGCCCGTGCTGGTGTGTTTTATCCTGTGATCATTCTGCAGGGCCAGGTGCAGGAAGGACTCATACTTGTCTTCATTCACCATCAGAGTGATACAGTCGTCGTCATTGTCATCCCAGTCTGTGCCAGACCAGATGAAATCCTTGCCATACTTCATTCCCAGGTTGCCCGCCGTTGTGCATATGTTCGCCACTGCGTCCACTGTTGTGTATGAAGCGTTCAAGCCACCACCTTCTATGGGTAGATATCCCATCCTAGATGTTGCTCTCTTCTCTTTGAATTTAATCTCTTTCATTAGATACCGCCCATCACTGTTTTTTCTTAAACTGCATGGCTTCCATTCTCGCCATCTTCGCTTACGTCTATTTCGATTTTTCTACCCGGATATCTTTTTGTTATTACTATGTATAAATCATCTGATATCATTTCACAACTTTTAAAGTCGAGTTTCATTGTACCATCTGCATACATGTTCTCCATCCATCTTTTAAACTGTATGAATTCTATATCTCTGTCATCGTGGAATACTTCTATTGCTACTTTGAAATGGAATATGTGTCTGTGTGGATGCCCTAGGAATGACACATCATATTCGTCACCTGTTGCTAGTTTTGGATCATCCAATGCCGCAGGATATTTGTGGATTCCTTCTTTACGGAAAGTTACCCATATCATCTTACTGCCTTTGTTGGCTTGCTCTACTAATGCTTGATCTCTCATTTCTTCTGTACTCATTATTCCTCCCATCCTGATTGTTTTATTGTTTTGTTTTTTATTTTTAATTTTTTTTCTAACATTTTTACTTTTGCTTCTAGTTCTTCCACTCTTTTAACATAGTAATCGGCACCATACATGCCCATCTTTTCTAATTTCTTATTGTCTTTGATCCAGGCATTGTAACTGGCTAGACCTTCTCTGTCCTTAGACTGCTTCTTTGGCATCTCTCTTCTCTATCGGTTCGTCCTGTTTGTATTCATTCCAAGATGTGAATCCTGCACTCTGTTTGAAATGGTTCATTGTCATGGTCCAAACACCTGGATTGGTGCTGTCGAAATCAACATCATCCACTTTGATACACAGGTTGTCATCGCCTTCTGACCTAGGGAATATGATCGAACAGAAAGGTATGAACTTCTCGTGTGTCCATATGCCTTCGAATCTCGCTTTGACTTCTTCGTGTATTGAGTGTGGGTAGTCTATGGTCACGTAGTAGCCTTTCCTAAGGAACCTGATCATCTGGTTGATCTGTGTGGCGTGGGTGTGCATGAATGTCCTATTTGCCCCAAAGTAAATTGCTTCGGCACCAACCTTCTCGGCCATTTCTTCAATTTCATCATAGTAAAGATCGTTCCTTGCAAGGAACAATGTCTGTTTTCCAAATGCCGGTGTGTGTTCTATCTCCAAACCTGAAAATACACCTACACTGTCACTCTTGCCTGTTTTGTAATCTCTATCCATGTCTTATTATAATATTTTTTGACTAGTTTGTCAACGTGGCTTTTGCCTTTGCGATGGCGTCTTTTATCATCAACTTGGTCCTCTTCAGCCTTGTCAGGATGTCCTTGCTCTCGGAACTCCTGTCCTTGCGTCTGTCCTTGGTAAGTTGTGCCACTTTCCTATCGAGATACTGGTGCTCGTGTTCTAGTTTCTTGAGTTTCTTGCTTTTTTTTCTTTTTGTTACCATATTGTCCTCCTATTCAAATAAAGAACTGAAATTGTTCGTACCTTTACCACCGCCTGTTGCCCTGGCCCACCTATTGCCTCTGATGTCTGCCAAGTAACTTGATGCGTTGCTTATGACTTCCATCGGCTTCTCGCTGGTGAACACTTCTTCCACTAAAGTGTTGAAGTACAGTATGTTCCTCGGAACGTAAATGCTTGGTTCATCGGTCTTGTCACTTGCTTTTGTTTTCCTCCAGTGTTTTACTTCTGGTCTGTATTTCCTCGATTCTATGTCGTTGAGATCGTTTGCTATCTGTATAGCCCTGATCTGGTTGTACACGTTGTGGGCCATCATCAGCACATAACTGAAACTGTCCCAACTTGTAGCACCAATTTTACCATTCTTGTTAACGTCCTGCTCGCCATACCAACACACATCTTTCATCTTCAACCTACGTCCAATACCGCTGTCAAACGGAAACTGTATATCGGATCCTTTCAGTGTTTTATCATCTGGAGCCTTGTCCATCACAAACGACCACCTGTCTGGCGTGAATGAGTTGTGTGTGTATACAAGTCCATTAGCAGTTGATAAAAATGCTGATGCACTGTCAAAACTTATCGTGAAGTTAGGATTTATATGTTTTCTAACTTGCCTTTGTACCTGTGTAAGATAACAACCCCAATCCATCTGTGACGTACCTAGTACGTGCATCCAATCTTTGCCGTCTAGTTTCTTCTCATCTCTCATTATGATTAGACGTTTAAGCATAACTTCCATGTCACACATGTTGATACCACCCATTGCCCATCCTTCAAATTCAAAGTCTTTGACAGCGTCATACCATATCTGTGCAGTGTTCCAATCATCGCCTTGCAGTACGTTCAATAGTTTTGTTTGTCCCAGTCTGTTCTTCTGGAAGAACTTGTTGTTGTATATGGTACCGTCCAGTGTGTCCTGGAAACTGTTCAATCCTGTTTTTGGTCTGTTGAGATCGTCTGCCGCCCACGTGGGTACATCCAATGTCATGGCCCAATCACTAGTGAGTTCTAGCCAGTTGAGTATGTCAGATCTCACTTTGTTTGCCTTGTTACCCTCGAAATCTTTCCAATCAAATTTTATTACACCTTTACCTATCTGGTATCCTCCTGAGTCACCTACTATAGTAGAAAATTCTCTATCTCTGTTCACGAACATGTGATCCCTGTCGCCAACCTTTTCCATGTCCAAGCAGTTTTGTCCCGCCGAGTACAGTGCAGTAGGGTATGTGAACATACCTTTTTCAGGATTTATGAAGTTTAATCCTTCAACACCGTTATCAAAACCTTGTGGAATCCTGTCTTCTGAGATGTGTTTGCCTTCTGAAACTCTCTGCTTACTGATAAACGTGTTGTAGAAGTTAGATATAGCAGGCAAGAACACCGCGAAGTCTCTGCTCAATTCTCCTAAATGTTCCTGCTTACTATTATCTGTCGTCATTATTGCGCCTGTGCTGGTATGATGTATTGATACTTGCCCAATCCTGAATCAACTGAAACCTGCATCGCACCCTCGTTAGAGAAGTGTAATGTAACTTTCGCTGAATCAGACAGTTTAAGTATTTGTAGCACCTGTCCTACCGGCCAACTCCAACCTTTGTTAAGTGTTCCCTTAACGTCAGTTGCGAATACAAACTCACCACCATGTGATGCCTGATCACCAAAAGTGAAAATCAAATTCCCATCTTCAGTTCTCACAACAAAGGAGTTGTGTTCAGTGTTTGCAGTTGCCTGGAAGTTGAATCTTTGCACACTTGCCACGCTTGGTTCAATCTCAACGTCCCACTTGACACCCTTGAATTTGACTGTCTTAAGTTTCTCGTTGATGATCTCAGCATTCATAAATCTGTAGTCATTCTTGAAGTCACCCTTTTCGTTTTCAAAATGGATCCCTGTTGGAATGGTTGCACCGTTTCTCTCACCGGACAACACAGTTATGTTCGCCTTCTCTTTGTATTCCGGACATTTCAAGTGTATGTCTAGTTTGCCCATCTGTGGCATACCAAACGTACCAGTCATCTCCGTTTGTGGCTTGTGGAAAGACCCTTGTAGGATAACCGATCTGTCTTCTGCCATACTGTCAATTGACGTTTCTTTGTCGTCGCCAGTAATTTTAACAAGATCCAAGAAACCCAGTCCATGCGTATGTTTAACGATGTCTTTTAAGATGTCTATCATAATGTTCTTATTGTATAGGATATTTAGGTCTTAGTCTAGTATTATTTCAGAAACTTTGTACACAACTGGATTTTGTTTACCAGGTTTACGGAATATGGCGTAGTTCGCACCGGATCTGAATTGATTCATCTCAACAATCTCATATCCCTCGTCTAGAATACTCTGTGTCATTGCAGTTTTAGTATTGTAGTTCCAGTAACCACGTTGGGCATTGGTCAGATCGATGTCGTAGTGGCAGTCAGCATATTGAATAAAACAATAGCCTCCCGGTATCAATACTCGTTTGATGTCGTGTAGATATTGTTGGACGTGTTGTTGTGTGAAGAACACAAAGGTGTCCCAACTGAACACAAAGTTACAACTCGCCTGTGGTATATTTGAGCATTCAGTATCGCGAGTCTTGTAAAATTTAAGATATTTTTGGTGTGCAGGAGGAAACTTTTCTCGTATAGGCGGCTCGATTCTGTGCGTAATATCTAAAAAAAAGTTTAATTTCCACGCTCTGAAGTCCATAGAGAACATTCCATTACCAGGACCAATTTCCAGACTGTTGTACAGATTGGTCCTTCCGAATTGGAATATTTTACTTTGTATCTGTTTGGCCAGTAGTGCATCAACAGTTGGCTTCTGTTTTTTCTGTTCCAGATCTTTATAAAACCATTCTGGAGTTTTGTCTAGTCTGTCAATAACCATGGAATTATTTGCATCAACAGTCAATGCTAGGTCCTTAAGTATCTTGAGATTTGAATCTATCAACTCCTGTAGTTCCTCTTTCTTGACTCGTTCTAATTTTTCTATTAACAATTTTATTTCTTCTATGCTTAACATAACAGTATTTAGAATTCGAAGAGTTTGTTGAATGTGTTTGTGGTCTCTGTGCTCTGCACGTCCCAGCCCAGCACTCCTATAAGGTTGTCGATCTTCTGGTCCAGTATCGTTGCTTCCATGGCATCACCGTCAAACGGCAGTTCCTTGAACCATTCAGGTATACGCATCTCATCCACGGGATATGCGATACTTGTGTAGCCCAATGGATTTTGTTTTAGTTTACACACTATAACTTTAGCACCGTCCGTGATTGGCATACTGTATTTGTCGCCATACATCTCCCTGCACCTGTTCCAGTTCATGCTGGCTCTCACGTGGCCCGGCATGTTTGCTCTCCCGGCCTTCTCCTCGGCCGCAGTGTACTTGGTCATGTTGTTTGCTCTCTTGGGGGATCCTTTTTCCCACCCTGGCCTCGATTTAAACTCTGCCCTGAATTCGCTGATTTTTATTAGCACTTCTTTCTCGTCCTTGCCTTGTAGTACCATGTATAGAAGATCACTCAAGAAGTCCTGTACGAAAACAGGTGTGTCTGAACGTTTTAGATCAAGTCCCATCGCTTTCATCTTGCCATCCTTACCGTCAACATCTGCACGTTTACCTTCTTTGTCGTAGTACAGTACAGCATATCTCTTCTTTGTGATGAACAATCCTTTTGATGCAACAAGTTCTCTACCCGCCGCTATTACTTCTCCACGTGTGCTTGGTGTGTGGAATGCTTTGGTCATGAATGATTTGAATGATCCGTTGACTTCATCTGCTATCCTATCATACAGTGCCACAACTGAATCTTTTGTCCATGGTATAACCCCCTCGTTGATCTCCTTCTGTAGTGTCTTGTGGCCCGAGAAGTAAACGGAGTCTGTGTCTCCGTACACCACGCTCTCGCCTTTGTGATCGTATTTGCCCGCCACAATCTCATTTACCTTGCTGGCCATGTGTTTAGTGATACATCTGCCTGTGAGTGTCACACTCTGTCCAATCCTTATGTCAAAGAATCTACAGCCTGGATTCAATATCGCACCATACAGACTGTTTAGATTAATTTTCTTTACAAGTTGCCTTTTGTCCCAATATTCTCTTTCGATCTCGTTGTCTCCGCACTCACGCATCTTCTTTTGCATTTCCTGTCTCTCTGCGTACCAACGTTTCAACAATCCTGGTATGATTGCTTCATACTCGTATGTGAATATGGTACCATTTGCACTCAACATCCATTTGTTGTTGCCGTCGAATATTATCTCATACAGTTGTGCGGCACTCATACGCACACTGGTTTTGTCTTCCCAGTCCACGATTATCTCCGTGCCTTTCTCTTGATTCATCACTGCCTGATACTCCCAACTACCAAACTGGCTGTCCCACGCCGCCGCAAATGATTTCTTGGCGTGTTTGGCCCTGTTGATTTCTGCTGATGTTATAACCGGCCTTATCTGTCCCACTATGGTCTCCGGACCCATGTTCAATGCTCTAATGACACTTGGATACAGTGAGTTTATGTCAACAGATCCTATCCAGTCGTGTATTCCTTTTTGTGGTGTCGCCACGTGGGCTCCTGCCGCCGGTTGATTCTCTTCACCGTCTTTCTTGTACTTTCTGCCCGGCACCTGCATTCCACGTCTGTGTGTCTCGTTTACGATTGCTTGTTCTGTGACCGCTACTGCACCCATCGTCGTTTGTAGTAGTACAGTGTTCTGGTGTGCTATCTCATTGGCCAGTTCTATAAACTTCAATTTCTTCTCCAGTTTGGCCAACAATGCAGTATCCTGCCTGTTGTATTCTATGAACAATCCAAAGTCGTTCTTGTACAAGTTATCGAGCGATCCTTCGTAAACAGTTTTCCTCTCATCCAACTCATGTTCACCTATAGCATCTAATCTGAAACTGTGTCTTTCCTCATATGTGTATTTCCTGTATAGTTCCAACAAGTCCAAGTGTACACGACCTACAAGATCAAAACTCAACTGTTCCCTGCCGTATTTCTCGAACACTCTCTTCTTGGGTTTTTCACCCCAGAAACACAAACGTCTTGTGTCGTCTGAACTCAACACTTTTTGTATTCTACCCACGGTGTATGGAATGTCATATCCCTCACTGTTCCAACCCGACAGTATGTCTGCGTCCTGCACCAGTTCTAGGAACGCATCTAACATGTCTTTCTCTTTCTCGAACAACATTGTGTTATCAAATCTTTTTGTAAGTTCTTGTGCATCCGCCATGCTGATTGTCTTTGGTGGCACTGCGAAGGTGACCAGTTGGTCCGTCCAGCTCATGTAACAACTTATGGCAGTTATGGGCATGAACGGATCATCTGTTGTTGAATAACCTCGATCGGGATCGAAGTCTACTTCAATATCAAAAAACATAACATTTAATTTGGGCGTCTCCTTGCCCAAGTAGTTCTCTTCCAAACACCTAAACACGGGATTGATATCATTCTCGTACAGTTGCTTGTTAGATCTTATACGTTGCTCTTTTATGAATTCTTTGTTGGTGGCACACTGCACCCGCTGTAATGGTGCACCAGTCATTGACCTGTGTTTGCCCCTTGCGTCCTCGTAGTAGAACACGTACCTGGCATCATACTCCGTGAATATCCTGCCTTTCTTGGGATCACGTTCTACGACGTAGATCTTGTCCTCATCTTTTTTGAATAATGCATCTATGTAACTCATACTACCACCAATAACTTGCCACGCCGTAACCGTAGACATTTATGATTGCGAAGTAGCCAGTGATCATCATTACGAATGCCGCTTCTCTCCTGTATGAAGCATAACATTGTGTGAGTGCTCCTACCAAGAATCCCGGATACACGATAGTCATGTCCGGATCTGAGGCTGTGATCGCTAGTGTAAGGCTGGCTCCAACTGTGAATATGAAACTGACGAGTTCAAAATAAAACGCTGTTCGGTCACTTTCAAAACTACGAAGCCAGAATGATCTGACTTTGTCCAACATTAAAGTTTGCCGGCCGTGTTCAGTATGCTCTCCAGCGTGTCCATCTCGTCTGCGATGTTCTGGTAGTTGCCCTTGTGTGCAACGGATATCGCCTTGTTGATCAGTGCTGGTTTTAATTCTAGTTCTTCTGATATTGCTTTTACTGTGTCTTTCAATCCACCCTTCAAGTCCTCTACTTCACCTAGTACCTGTGAACCCTGGGAAATGATCTGGATCAATTTCTGCTTTTCAGCGTCATTAAAGTTTCTTACTGCCATTTGTTTCTCCTGTTGTTATCCAACAAGTATATAACAGATTTCGTATGAATGCAAATTATTTTTTCTTTTTGGTATTGACGTTGATTGCTTTACCACGTCTGTCTGGATTAGGATCTTTTCTTCTTTTTCTTGCGGCCGCACTTGCCCTGCCTTTTTTGCCCAGTGCGTATGCTTTCTTGGCCGGTAAGCATTTGGGTTTGCCCTCGCCTTTGGATTTGCCACCGCATGCTCCACGGATCTTGCCTTTCGGACCCATCCGCACCCATTTGTCCTTGAACCATTTCTTGAGGTCCTCGTTCAGTGTCTCCTCGAACACCAGTTCTCCACAATTGATGCATATATCCAAAGATTCTCTCTTGACACAGTTGGGCACACGTTTGCCGAACATGGTCTTCATGCCCTTCTTCTCGTAGCCTTTCCAACACTTCTCTGTGATTATCTCACTGGCCCTCATTATTTTTC